ACGCAGGTTTTGCAAGTATCATGTCCCACTTCGTTAAGTCGCGCTCAGTAATACTCTCAAGCACATGAAGCCACCCGTAATTAGATAACGGATTTAACCCCCAATTTCCTCCATCGCTGTCCTCATTTGATTCTCCAAATAAGTCAACGAATCTTGCATGAGTTCGTTTGCGATAGTCGAAAAAAAAACCAAAGCACCGTTTACCCGGTCCATCGTGATTCGCTCAATGCAATCTCGGTAGTGCGCAACCTTGCCACTATCGTATGGCTCAAGTTCGTAGTGCTTGCCCCAGACTTCTTTCACCGGGCGGAATAGAACCGCGAATAAGTCAATGAAGTATTTGTAGTTCTCAACTTCGACTGGCTGCTTGTAGATCAGGGTAGTGAAGGAGTCAATGTCGACATACTCTTTGAACGAAAGCATGTTCAAGTCAGGAATGAAACCAAGCCGAATCGCCCCATCAAAAAAAGTTTGTTCATGCCTGCTGCTCCCGGTCTGACACGCTTCGGTGAATAGTTCAAGTATCGTCTGAATCGCACTCACTTGTAGTTTCTCCGCTTCGCTGACTGGCTTGCCGATTGCTGCTGCTACCTTTTCAATGTCGGTCTTCGCAGTATAGAACTGAACGTATTGCTTCAGGGTAATACCCTCAACTGAAGTAGGGACGGTGTAGGTCTTCATATGTTTCCGTGGATTTGTACAATCACCGGACTATTGCTATCGCTTGCGTGTACGTTTCGCGCCTGCTTTGGTTTGAAGTATTCAAGCATTGTCATGTAATTCTTTAAGAACTCCTCATCTTCCATTTGCGCAAGCACTTGCATTGCACGTTCTGCACCTTGAGTTACTACATATTCACCCAGCTTGTTCCACATTTCAGTACGCTCACTCACTGCGCCCTTTGGCTTCAATCCACCATGCCCTTTTTGTAGTCTGCCTTTCGCGTCACGTTCCATATCAGTCAATATTATATTGGTTATTCTTCTCCTTCAGACGTATTCACTCCGCGAAGTTGCGCCTGACATACCGCATAGCGTTGGGCAGCATCAGGATACTCACTTAACATCTTGTCATCTGCCATGCAGCGACCTATGAACACATCTTTCTTTTCGTCTTTGGTTGGTGTAGGTATTGGCATCAGTCAAGTAGTTCTAATTGTTTTTTGAATTCTTTTATGAGTGAAGCAACACACGAACCGCATGTGGATGGTTGCTCGCGCCGTCCGGTCAACTTGCTTTTCATCTCGTATAATCTTTTCACTTGTTCCCTGCTCAATGATGATAACGGCAAACCGCCCACAAATTCCCGAAGTTCTGCTATTTCTTCCTTTGAAAGTCGGAAGCTATCCCATTTATTCAACGGACACTTGGCGAACATCAGCTTTGTTTTAACTGGCATCACGCATCCGCACAACCTTACTTTCTTTTTTCGGTAGCTGAACTCGTTTTCTTCAGGTACATTTTCGCCTACAATCAAAGTTCCACAACTCATTGTGGTTTTCCGGTAGTGCTTACATTCCTGACAAGTCTTCATTCGACTGTCTCGGATGGCTGGTGGTACGGTGAACATCGTTTCTGATTTTTTTTAGTGCGTTGCTTATGTATTTGTAGAGTCTTTTTATTGGTATGTGAGTCTTGTCGCTCAAGTCCTTGTAATCGAAGCCATCCAGCATGTATAAACGCAAAAGTATTGCATCGCGTTCAGGCATGATTTGAATGTATGTGTCGAGCAGTTCATTGTCAAGTCGAGAACCCAGCCAAGGTTTTTCAGGTTCGTATTCAAAAGCATCGTCATTCTCATTCCACCTTTGAGCGAACTGCATGTACTTCATTCCATATCTTGACGAGTCATCGATTGCCATGAGATAAATCGCCCGGTGTACGTATGAAAGCAACCTATTTTCGCAAGCGAGTTCTTCGGCTTTATCCCTTTGGTTCTCAAGTATCTTAACCAGTGCTTCGCTGACCAGGTCTTTCGCGTTCGTTTGGTTTCTTGTGAGGGTAAAAGCGAATTTCGTCCACATCGGAAGTCCTTCTTTGACCGCGATTTCAAGACATTCATTCACTTTTTTTTGGTTGTGTGCAAAACTTGTTTCTATTTTGCGCGAAATTTAATTAACAAAAACAAATAATCATGAGCAAAGTATTCAACACCGAGGGTAAATCCTTAATCACCCTTACACCAAGTGAAATGCGCACCGTTTCTGATGCTGCATTCGTGTTAAAGCAAGAGGTCAGAGACTTCCTGCACAAAGCAATTATGAATGAAGCGCACCGAATCATGTCCTACAATGAATCGCGTCAGCGTGTAGCAGAAATAATCGGAGACGATTACATAGTTGAAAAGGTAGTGCCTGAATTTGAAGCAATGGTTGGCGCAGTCACTGGATGCAATCACGTCTTGAGCAGTTACACACGTCACGCGAATTTCGTTTATGCTCGCTCCATTCTGATTTTCCTGATGAGAACCCAATTCATGGGCATTGCTCACCTTTGCCCACTATCTGAAATCGGTGCAAAGTTCACACCACGTAAAGACCACTCAACCATGATTCACGCATACCGCAAAATTATGAACTCGTATTGTTACGACCACGTCTTACGCAAAGACCTTGACACAATTAAGCAAATGTGCGTTGACATGAATCGCTTCGAACCAGTAGTCACGCAAATCCAAAAACTTGAAGATAGTTACGCTGAAGTAAAAGCGGTGAGAGAAAGCAACCGTCTTGCACTTGCATGATTACCTACCTGCCAAAACAAATCGAATGCTTCAAAGCTCTTTCAACTGACTCCCCTGCACAAATAGTTCTTTATGGTGGAGCAGCTGGAGGGTCGAAGTCATTCACCGGATGCGCTTGGCAGATCATGAGACGGCTACATTACGCTGGTTCGCGTGGGTTAATTGGTAGGTCCAAACTTGACACGCTCAAAAAGACAACCGTCAAGACATTCTTTGAGGTTGCAGGCATGATGAACCTTCGTACCGGTCGTGACTATGAGTTAAATGGTAGTACCAATGTAATCACGTTCTTCAACAAATCCGAAATCATTCTGAAAGATTTGTTTCAATACCCATCGGACCCGGTGTTTGATTCGCTCGGTGGTTTGGAGCTTACTGACTTTTACGTGGACGAGGTTAGTCAAGTCACAAAGAAAGCCATTGATGTGCTGCGCTCTCGCGTTCGTTTTAAGCTAAATGAATTCAATCTGCAACCGAAAGCACTACTTACATGCAATCCGTCCAAAGGATGGCTTTACAATGAGTTCTATGATCCATGGCGAACCGAAAGTTTGAAACCTATGTATGCTTTCGTGCAGGCATTACCCGGTGACAATCCGCACCTACCTGAAAGCTATCTGCAAACACTTGCAAGTTTACCGGAAGCGGACCGCAAAAGATTACTTCATGGAGATTGGGACTTTGATGAATCTATTGACTGGCTCTTTAAGTACGATGACTTGCTCCGTTGCTTTCGCGAAGAACTTGGAACCGGAGAAATGTTTATCAGTGCGGATATTGCCCGACTCGGAAAAGACCGGACCATCATTTGCGTGTGGAGAGGACTTCAGCTAATTGAGACACACGAACTGCACAAGAAACGGATTGACGAAGTGGTCCAGTACATGCGAGGATTGATTGGTAAGTATTCGGTGAAGCTATCGAATGTGATCGCGGATGAAGATGGACTGGGCAGCGGTGCGGTTGACTATCTCAAGTGCCGAGGATTTCAGAATCAGAAGCGTGCCACGAAACCCGAAACGTACATCAATCAAAAAGCCGAATGTTATTACAAGCTCGCAGAGTTAATTGAGCAAGGCAAAGTGATTTTCCCAATACCAAAGCGCGAAATCATTACCAAAGAACTTGACATGATTCGCAGGAAACGACCTGAAGCCGATGGAAAGTTATCCGTCACCGGAAAGGACGAAATCAAAGCATTGCATGGTATCAGTCCTGACTATGCTGATGCTATCATGATGCGGATGTATTTCGAGCTCGTGCCGAATTACGGCAAATATTCGTATGTCTAAAGTGCTGAAATTCAGGCACTAAAAATATTTTGTGAATTTTCTTTGCACAATGGAAAATCCGTTCTATATTTGGCCCCATAATAACAAACAAAACAATGACAAACTCAAAAGAAATCACAAGCAGTGTTTACGAAATCAAAATCAATCGTAAATGGTCAAAGGTTAGAGCAACAAGTATGCTCGCTCTAAATAACTGGGCAAAAGAAAATAATATTTCATCTTGGAGAATGGTTGGTATGATGTCAATAGATGAAACAAGAGAAAGCCAATTATTACAAGTAGTTGCATAATAACAAAAAAACAAAAAGCAAAATGCAAGATTTACATTCCCCCCACAACAATGAGCAGTGCATCTGCTCCAATCCCGAACAACTCGAGAACGCATCGTTAACCGATTGCGCTCACATGTTCAAACAATTCGCAACCGACATCGACAACGTACACAAGTACATCAAAGCTGCTGCAAAAGAAGCGGTTGAAACTACCTTGAAGTATCGCGATGCACGTACCGCCAGCGATGTTGAGAAGTGCCTGCAAAGGTTTATGTCCGACTTTCAATCTTCAGTTGAAGAACTCTGCTCCGACATTGATGACAACATCGTAATAGCTGACCGCGACAAGTGTCCATATTGCAAAAAATAAAACCATATAACATGAAACAATTCAAAGGAACTGATGACCGGATTCAGGCGTATTTGCGACTGCAATCTAATGTAACACTATCGCTGGACTCTCGACCAGAGTTCGAACGCTTACTGCGACTAATCGCAAGGCAAGCTGTCCGAGAAGCAACTGATGTAATGGCTTTTAACTCCGAAACCCAACTATCATGAATGAACCTGAATTCACACTTCCTGAATCAGTTATGAATGAACTGACTTCACTTACTGATGCTCAACGCGAATTTGTATTGACTGCAATAAAATTGAAAGCCCTTACATACGCGTGGCAATTTCATCAATATCTTGCATATCAAACCAAAAACAAATAATAATGGAAACTAACTTAATGGACTCGCTTCAAAAGTTCTTGAAGTATCTTAACCGCGAACCAGCGCAAGAATCAATCACACCAACGCCCGACAAAAGAGCGCACACAGTCACTATTAGTCACGTTGAAATGACTTTGGATGAACTTTATTTCGGACGCTGGTCAACGAAAAATTTTCAGTGGTCGCAAATCGGAAATGAGATCATGGGTAGCATCACACTCGAAGTCATGCACCCCATCACGAATGAAGTCATCACGCGAACCGGGTCCGCTTCCATTGTGATCATGGTGGATAAAGCACCGGACAATCTCACCAGTGTTGAGAGGAATCGATGGGCATTGAATCCTGACAACAAGAAAAGCAATGCGCTTGATCTTGCAGCAGGGAAACTGAAAAGCGAATGTGTAAAGAACGCAGCGCAATCCCTCGGAAAGATTTTCGGACGTGACTTGAATCGCCAAATTCAGGATGTATATCAGCCGTATAAACTGCAACTGCCTGAAGCTACCATGAAGAAGATTGAGAATGACATCAAACTCGGAGTGGATGAGTTCGAAATCCGCAATGGCATTGAGCAGCTCGGTGATTTGATTACCGAACCACAAAAGCAGCATATATTTACACTCCTAAACCAACGTAACAATGAGTAATTATTTCAATGAACTGATTGAATCAGTCAAGCAAAACACGGCATGGGACACTGCGCGACTCGGTAAATTCACCGGGTCAAGACTCGGAGACCTATTCGTTCAACCCAAAACAAAGGAAGCAAAGGAATCAGGCGAATGGTCAAAGACCGCTGAAACCTACATCCTTTCCAAAGTCATGGAGATTGTAACCGGACAAGCGCAGGATGGAGCAAGTGGCGCAGCGATTGATCATGGCAACGAGTGGGAAGAAACCGCACTACTTGAACTTCAGAAGGCAATCGGTTGCCCGGATGAGAAGACAAACCTGCGCCCCGGTTTCAAGTTGTTCAATTCCTATTCCGGTGCCTCACCCGATGCGTTCATGGAACTGAATGGAACAAAAGTCGGTGTTGAGATGAAGTGTCCGTTCAATCCTATTAACCACTACCACCATTCGCAGATTCAAAGCGAAGCAGATTTGAAGCGGATTAATAGCGACTACTATTGGCAAGTGCAAATGAACATGCTTACCTATGGACTGGGAGCATGGATATTCGCTTCGTTTGATCCACGTCAACCCGAACACCGGAGATTGCACTGGGCAATATGTTATGCAGTTCCTGAAGACATGCAAATTGCTTGTGACATCATGGAGAAAGCAAAGCATTACCGGGATACTATATTAAATTCTTGGATGTTGAATCAATAAGTATTATATTTGTGGTATCGGCACTACGTATTAAACTATAACACGAACCCAAGGGGCAGAGGTGAGCCGATACACCGATGCCCCGAGGGTTTTTTAATTTTATGATATGGACGCTTTACAATTAAGGGACAACGCAAAGCAACAGCTTGCAGAAATCAAAACCATTGAATCCGGTATTAACTACTTGAATAAAGTTAAAGCCATTGAAGTATGGGCAAAGGCAGAAAAAAAAGATGCCGAACTTCAAAACATGATTGCTGAACAAAAGATTAGAACGCAACGAATTTTAGGGCAATTATTGAAGGAAAGTGAAATTCGTGGTGGAAATCATGGAAATCAATATCAAATGGCAAAGTCGGTACCTTCGACTTTGGCAAACTACGGCATAAGCAAAGACCAATCATCTACTTTCCAAAAGATTGCTGCACTACCCGAAGAAATCTTTGAACAGGAAATTGCCACGGCAAAAGTGGAAAGCGAAAAGCGCATTGAACTTACAACCAGTCGTGTGCTAACCGCTGCCAAAGAATATGAACAAGCAAAGAAAAAAGAAGATGCGGAAATTTCACCACGCGACAAAATGCTTATTGAAAAACTGAAGAACGGTGAAACGGTTGTCGTGAATCAAAAAACTGATTTAGCCACAATAAAGTGGGCAGAAGATAACAACAAGTTTATTCGTGTCGATAGATTCTCGGACTGGGGAAATCCATTTGAAATGGGAAAGGATGGCGATCGTGATGCTGTTTGCAACAATTACGAAAATCATTTCATACCATACAAACCGAGCTTAACGAAAAAAATATATGAACTCAAAGGTATGGCACTGGGTTGCTGGTGCGCTCCTTTACGATGCCACGCTGACCACTTAAAAACTTTGGCAGATGAAAAGAATTAAATTCCTGCAAGTTGCGATTGCCCAAAAAGAATTGAATCGCAAATACGATGAATTTTATCATTGCAGTATAGGTGTCAATCTTGAAACCAACGAGCTGACGCGATTATATCCTATCGAAATATTTTCAATGCGTAAGAATCACATCTATGATATTGAAGTTGAACCAATGACATGCAGACGTGAAAATTCATACAAGCCCATTAAGTGGAGATGGGTTAAAGAGATAGACCGAAGTCATACTACTTCAATCCTAAATAATATTCCGCTTACTACAATAGACCAGTTGAACGAATCTAAATACTCAATGGGTGTTGTGGATGTAAGCGAAAAGAGGTTATTTGTGCATACCAATGAACATGAAGTATATGCAACGCAATATTCTTTATTTCAGCAAGAAGGAAGTACTATACAATTAGCACCAACAAACTATGCAGAACAAGTTCACAAGGATATTAGAATTAGATTTAAGGACAGTGACACAAAGCAAGGTTATCGTGAACTGGGTTATCATGAAAATCATTTTTTTGTAGGTTTAGAAAAGAATAAAATGCTACCTACAACCTATGATAAACCAGAATGGAATCGGTTAATTGTTGGAAATTTGCGGAATCATCGTTCAACTTTTATAGGTTTGTGCCTATTCAAAAACCTAAAACAATGAAAGACCCAGCATTCCTTTTCTATTACCAAGATTTCCTTGTCGGCACCGATGACTTGACAAATGAAGAAGTCGGTGCTTACATCCGCTGCCTATGTCATCAGGCATCAAAAGGAACATTGAGTGAAAAACATATGATTAAGATATGTTCGTCACATGACATTCATAACGCAATCAAAAGCAAGTTCAAATTGCAAGACGATGGCAACTTTGCTAACGAAAGATTGCTGGAAGAAGTAAAAAAGCGTGCTGCATATGCGGAGAGTAGGCGCAACAATCGTAAGAAAATCAATACTTCTAAACCAAATATTCCAAATAACATATCTTCATCATATGTTCAACATATGGAAAATGAAAATGAAAATGAAAATGAAAATAGAAATGTAATTAAAGTTGAAAGTGGAAAGTTCAAAAAACCTGAACCAATAGATGTTTTGAATTACATGAGTGAACTTAATTTTCAAGCTGGCAACAAGTGGCAACAGTCAAAGGTTGTCCTTGAAGCACAAAAGTTCTATGACTATTACACAAGCAACGGTTGGAAAGTCGGTAGAAATTCCATGAAGGACTGGCATGCAACCGCACGAAATTGGATGAATAATAATAAACCCACAAAAACAAACGACAATGAGCAACGAGTTAGCGAAATCGAGTACCGCAGGGCTAATGATCCCAACTACTTCAAGTTGTAAGAGTTTAGCCTACATCAAAAAACATGAAGGTGTTGAATCAGTGAGACGCATTCTCACCAATTCAATAGACCAGTTGCAAACCTACTTTAGCTTGGAGCGAATCATGACACCCTACCAAGTGGAAATGACAACCGAGTTAATCGAAGAAACTTTCTACTACTTTAGTCCTGATGATTTCCGCAAGTGCTTTCGCGGTGCAATGTCCGGGAAGTACGGAAAGATATACAACCGACTGGATGGAGCAGTGATCATGGAATGGTTGAGGGCATACGACATCGAACGAACTGAAATAATTGTACGTGAACAAATGGAAAGGAATAAACAAGAAGCCAAAGAAATCATGAGTACCGAGAGCTTCAACGGTGCAATGAAGAAACTGATTGACGAACTTGCCACTAAAACAAAGCGCAAGGACCCGGAAAGCTATGAGTCGAAGTTGTCACCATTTGAAAAACAAGTGATAGCAGAATACGACAAGCTGCGTGGAATGAATCGTTTCGCGGTATATGAGGGAAAGGAGATGGACTTTGATACCTACCGCATGATTAGGTATGGTGAAGAAATGTCAAACCAAGGCGAGATATGAAACAACCCAGCACAATCCTGCAACTGGTCATCGCTGAACTCAAGGTCCGTGAGGAACGTGGATTGAGTAAGTACGGCACGACAGTTGACCGCAAAGACCTAACCACAAAAGAATGGCTGCAACACGCATACGAAGAAGCACTTGACCTTGCGGTTTACCTGAAGAAACTAATTAACGAATCATAAAACAAACCAATGAAAAAACAAACGGCAGTTGAATTTCTATTCAAACAAATCTACGGTGACACTGGTCACATCGGCTCATTCACAACCGAAGGCAAAGACGCATACGAAGCATTCCAGCAAGCGATTCAAATGGAGCGCAGTCAAATTAAGGATGCGCAAATGGATATGTTTCACAAATTGAATGACATTCCTTGTGACGCTGCTTATTTGGAAAAACGAGAAGTTGCCGAAACCTTTTGCAAAAAATACTACAACGAAACATACGGAGGTGACAAATGAGCGACAAACCAAAATTAGAAAACTGTTCTTTTACCTTTGTTCAGGAAGGAAATTGTAATGGGACAACAAGTGAGTACGAAGAAATGACAATACAGTGTGAATCATCATTAGGAATCGACAATGATGGAGGATGCTACTATGTCTTAAAAACTGAAACGGGTTGGAGTATAGATAGCATTGGTAACTTACAAGACCTATTTGATAGGATTAACCCAATAATTAAAGGAGGTGAGCAATGAAACTATACACAAAAGAGATGTTTTTAATCGCAGCAGAAAAATGCGAGGTATCAATGATTGATGCTAATCACATTATGCAATACATAGACGAATATGTAACTCCCATTGAACTACCAACTGATGAGGATATTGAAACTTTTGCTTTATCTGTATCTCCAGAACCACAAAAAAACCATAAAACATGGATAGCGTATAAAGCTTCGATAGTAGGTGCTCAATGGATGAGAGATAAAATCAAAGGAGGTGAGCAATGAATACGTACCCGATAAGGTATGATAAGTCATTCACTAACGCGAATAATACCCGATAAGGTATGATTTTCAATTCAGTTTTGTCCGATAAAAAGTAAAAAAAAGAAACACGATGAAAGCACAACTGATATTCAACCTGCCTGAAGAACAAGCAGAGTTCATGCAGGCGATACATGGGAGCGATGCCGTACACGTCCTGAATGAAATCAGCCAGCGTATGCGAAGCATCTACAAGTATGAAAGCCACACCCCGGAAGTTTATGAAGTGGTGGAAAAATTGCGTGAAGAATTGTTTCAGCTATGCGCGGAATACAAGATTGACTTACTATAATTGTGGTATGAATTACACGACTGATATAACTGCAAACGTACAAGTTAATTATACATCAATGTCAACTGATGAACTGCTGGAGCGTTGCGAAGCACTCTTTGCATCCGTTGACCAAGTAATAAACGAATTACATTTACTGCATGAAGAAATCAGAAAGCGAGTTGAGTGAGTGGCACAATGGCGAAGATGTTTTGAATGTCATTGATGACATCCTGCAAGACAGTGAAACATCCGTGCAAATAATCGAAGCACTGGAGCTGCGCATGAGACGAATCGAACAAAGCACCGGGAAGAAAGCTGCAATCCTATTAAATCACAATCAAGATAAACTATATATAACTACAAATGAGTAAAACAAAAACCCTTCGCGTGAGTGCAAGAGTAAGCACCAGCGACAAAAAGAAAATTGCATCCCTTGCAAAAAAACAAAAACAAACCGTTGCCGACTTTATCCGTGAGCGCATCCTCACCGAGCCAAAGTCAAGTGTCAAAACTTATCGCAGAGGTTGAAGAATTACTAAAGCATGATATTCCGCAGACAGTGTACAAGCCCGCTCCACATGTGAAAGTGTTGGACGTTGCGCACTGTTTGCGGATTCATTTGGAACATGTAAAAAACAATCATCACTTACCAAGCTGCGAGCCATACATCACAAGATTAATAAACCTAAAGAATTATGTCATACGAACTACAAGACAATAGCGGAAATCTATTTCGCAATAACAAAAAGCAAGATGGAGACAAGCAACCCGACTACCGAGGATCAGCCAAAGTGAACGGAGTGGAAAAAGAAATTGCTGCATGGGTGAAGCAAGGTGCGAAGGGAACATACCTTTCAATAAAGTTTTCAGCACCATATCAAAAACCCGGTGAGCAAAAAAGTCCTGCATTCAGAAAGGAAGATTCAGGAGATTTGCCGTTCTAATATTGTGACAGTTGAAGACCTCATCATCCTGCTTGAAGCATTCCACCCCGACACACCAGTTTATGTTGTGATCAATCAGGAACGCATGAAGCTCTACCAACCGATAGTTGAGGTCGGAACTGCTGAAGATGACAAAGGAAGATTCACCGCATGTTTCCTTAATAGTGAACACATGCCAATTAAAGCATCATTGAATTGAATACACCGCTCGAAAACCTGATTGCTCACTATACAAGTAAGGCAAACAAAAACCGCAAGGCAATAGCTGCCAGCATCTACCAAGACGTAACAAATTACTGTATAGATTTGTTACAAATGGAGCGCGAGTATTTCATCAATGCGTATATAGCAGGCGCAGAAGACATGAAAAAAGAATTAACCAAACAACAAGACAATGATACAAGTACAAACCAAACCCCACAAGAGAATTGAATACCATGCAGGCACAATCACAATGTGTGTTGCCGGGAGCGAAAACATTCAATGGGACTTTGAACTCATCCGTTCCATCAACGGAGAACACAAAAACTCGGTAGAATTAAAAACCGAAGCCACCGAAGTTCAGCGCGAAATAATTGTGGGTACAATACTCGCAAATCTGAAGTGCGAACAAATCAAGTGGACGTGAGAAAATGCAAGATTTGTAAAGAGAAATTCAAGCCACGATTCAGCTCGTTACAAGCCACGTGTCTCAACCCGGATTGCATCATTGAATATGCAAAGCAAGTGAATGAGAAAGCGCAGAAATCCGAAATGAAGCGCAGGAAATCCGAACTGATTACCCTTGCAGAATGGAAGAAAAAACTTCAGGCAGTATTCAATAAGTTCATCCGCACACGCGATGCGCACAAACCTTGCATCAGTTGTGGCAAACCACTCAAGGGAAAGTTTGATGCTGGGCACTTCTACTCGGTCGGTTCAACTCCGAATCTGCGGTTTAATGAAATGAACGTGCATGGTCAATGTGTTACATGCAACCAGTTCAGACATGGCAATTTGCTTGCGTATAGAGACGGATTAATAAACCGCATAGGTCTTGAAGCGGTTGAACAATTAGACGTTGATAAAACGATTGAGAAGCGTTATACGATACCCGAAATACAAGCGTTAATTAGTCACTACAAAACCAAGATTGAACATGTACACCCCGGAACAAATCGCGGAGATAGCAAGACTCCGAAAGCAAAGAAAAGCACTGCTAAAAAATGATGAGATTGGAATGCTTGATGAGGAAGCGTTTGTCGATTGCTCACTCCGACTCTACCAACTCACCGGGCATCGAGGGTATTTGCTCGGCACGTGTTAACGAATCTTGCCTTTGACGATTCGCAGATTGTTTACTTCAAAGTCACCGTTCGCATCCACCTTGATGTGAGCAAAACCATGAGTGTATTTATTCCCCACCGGATGGTAATCGGGTGAAAGCTCGCTCAAACAGGCAACACTCCAACACGTTACAACCTTACCATTTATAGAAGGTTCGGTGTGTTCACTTGTCTGATGGTGATGACCGCAAATAGCGTTATCCTTTGCTTTCATATAAAGCGACCGCGCCACGTTTACCGGACTGAATACCGACTTACCTAACTCATGCCCATGCAGAATTGTTAATTGCCCTGCATGAATGATTTGTTTATCAGGAATAAAAGTGATTCGATGCTGTTCAAGTTGAAGCAGTGACTGGAGATTGTATTCACCCAGTCCTAAAAGGTCAGGTGCCTGCCTCATTATGTAGTGTTCAAAGCGCACATCGTGATTCCCACACTTGAAATAGATTTCATGCGTAGGAAACAACTTGCGCAAGACCGTCAGAAACTCTCTACATGTATTCACTTCATGCGCTAAATCACGTTTGCGAGGGTCTTTCTCAAAGCGACTGATTGCGTAGAAGTCAATTAAGTCACCATTGAGAATGATTGTATTCACGTTGTGCTGAATGCCGTACTTCAAAGCGAGGGTTAATGCTTCGATGTTGTGGTAAGGCACGTGAATATCCGAAAGCAACAAAATATCATTCGCAGTTTTAGGCAACTTAAAAGCCGTATAAACCGACTCGCGTGATGCAGGTAAGCTCAACGGATTCGGGTCTGGTTTAAGTGTGCTTAAAATTGAACTAAATGCGTTTGAAGGTATAGGCGCAGCAGTTTGTTCTTTGAACTTCATCTTCGCTTTCGCCCCCTTGTAAATTTTGAACTTCGTGTAGAAGCTCCGAAACGTGCAACTCGCTGGGCTGATTGCGTTGTGGATGCGCATGAGTTGACTGCGATATGATTCATCTTTGTTCGAATTTAGAACAATCTCAAAGTATGTCCGGTATTTACTATTCATAATTCATAGTGTGGGTAATCTTTCCACTTCTTCCAGTCACCGCCCCACTTTACCGCAGGATTGATGGACTTAATGATGGCAGCAAACCTGATGAAATGCTTTTTATCCCAGTACAACCGACCATCTTTTTGGAAAGCAATGTCGAAAGCTCGCGATGGGTTAGTGTTGTGCTTGCTGCCTGACTTTAATTGCGTGACAATCTTGCCCGGTTTCGTGCGACCTTGAGCGTATAGTTCAAGTTGTTCTTCAGGACTTCGATAAGTGCAAGTGATGAATGGTTGCGGAAGGTCCGGGTACGTTGTGGCATAAGCAACAAGTGACACTCGCCACGCATCCTGCAACTCTTTTACAAGATCCTCAACCTTGCGACTCGGCATTCTGCAAAGATTTCTTCAACCTTCTTTTTTCAATCGCCCGGATGATCAATCCTGCAACAATTAAAATAAGTTCGCGAAGTAAGTCACCGCTTCCGGGATTAGTTAGTTCTTCCATGTTAGTTTATTTCGTTAATGTCTGAATCGTCTGAATCGGTTGTGGTGTTGTCAACAAAGTGAATGAACAAAAATGCTTTCGCACTATCATACATCTTGTTGATTCTCTCCTTACTTGCATTGAACATCCGCTTTACAAGCACATGGTCGTAATAAATTACAAGCAGGAAAAACACTGCAACGATAACCGCTATTGTGATAACATCACTTCTCATGTGGTGTTCCGCTAAAGAACGCTCCAAGAAACTTGAAAAACGCTACCGATGCACCAAGATAGGCAAGAACTTTTGCCAGTTCTATCACGATTGGTGGCAAGTGTGTACCCTGCAAACCTTCAAGCAAAGTGCCTATCATGAGTAGCGTAGTGGATTTCAGAAATGTGAAACCCGGCTCACTGAAATCAGCGTCGAACGGGTTGAAGTTTAGGTTCATTCTTTTGTAATTTTTTTAGCATCTCACGCTCGTAAGCTCTCAACGCTTCAGTTTCTTTTTTGTATTGCTTCAGTTGTTGTTCGTTCATGTATGTGTTTACGGAAGTTTGCTCAATAAGTTAGAAAACACCGGACCTCGCGTGTTCATCGCGCTATTGCCACTGCTAAATAAATAGTTTGAACTTGACTTCTTTACACCGATGGGTGAGCGTTGTGGCCAGACGTTATTTGAGTATTCAGGAAACAACGTACTATTCGCGCACAAGTAGTCAACGAGTAAGCCAGTGTAGTATTCTGCATTTGATTTCGCGCGGTCAATCGCATCCTTCATGACCGTGTCGCTGATTGGCGAAGCATCTTCCGAAGTTCTTTGCACCAACGTGCCGTTGTCCATCTTGTAGGTGAGTGATGGGATTGCTTCCACCATTGTCCACCAAAGGACAACCTTGCGACAGTAGTCATCTACCAAAGTTTGGTAATCACCTGCAAGGGTATTGTTTGCGATTTGCGTTTTGAGTTCACTATAAAGTGAATCGCCCAAGTAAGGTGAAAGATATTTGTCTTGACTCAAATACACCGCTGGATAAAGTAGGTTCGGGTCAACCGCACCGTTCACTTGCGTGTATTTTTTTATGTAGTTTTCTGATATAAAAAGTACTTCTGCCATAGTGTTTAATTATTATATGCTGAACCGTTTGCACCCCATACCGGATTCGTTGGTAAGAATCCATGATAGTCCATGTCAGTCGGAAGTTTAGCAACAAGTGCTTCATTCCGCACCTTGTAACCCATGCTTTCGGCTTTCTTAACCGCAATGCTTTGAGCATCTTTCCCACGTGGATTGATGTTGCCACCTTTCGCACTCATGAACACAGCTTTCTGCCAAAAGTGGTTGCAATGTCCACCGCCCTTGTAAAGCCAAATGTCGTAGGTGCTTGCGCCTTTCGGTCCCCATCCTTTGTTCACGGCACGATCACCCATCGCGATTATATCCTCTTTGCGATATAGCTTATTTGCCTTCAACATCTTGCTGCAAAATTCGCGTGTGTTATCACTCAAGACCCCACGATAGACGTAGCGTGTCATGAATAGTTTACCCTTAATCACTTCATCTTGTTCACTTGGGAACGCTGGGTTGGCAGTTCCGGTAGATGCAAGTTCGTGAGCAGTAATCATGTCAAGGTCGTGGTTTTCTGCATCGTCAGTATCGTAGTCAACTTCATACGTGTCAATCAGAATCATGTCTTCATTCCAATCCTCACCGAGTGCAATGAGTTCTTCAGCAACTTCGCTTTCGCTCAATTCCTCTTTGTTCACTCGCTCAACTATTCGCGCTGCCCAATCACGACCAGCGTCACCGCCCCAAAGTTGCCACGCTATTCTTCCTGCCGTGGGAAATCCTTCTTCGCCATCATTCCATCCGGTAGCTTCTTTGTCCACTTCATGTCGTGAGAAATATGAGTTCATCCGCTTGACCGTATCAAAGGATAGATTCCGCATGTTTGATATATCCCTTGCACGTGCCACACCGACTTCAGTTCCACCGCGATTGTATTCATCGCGCCACTTCAAACCAAGCTCCGCTTCCGCTGCCATTTCTTCGGTTGGTTCGTAGCTGTCTTCAGCTAACTTATATTCTTTTTTTTTTAAGTCGCAATCGCAAACGGCACTTTGTTGAACTGGTTGTGCCTGCTGAAATGTAAGTGGTGTGTTTGGAACAACTGTGAGCTGAACATTCGGTATTTCAAAAGATAAAATCTCGGTGAACCCTCGGATAATTAACCTTTGTGCTGGTTCAATTACCTGGTTGTTGAAGATTTCTAAACCGATTGCCATCTCATCCTTATTCGAACCGAATCCGGTATTTGTACGAATACCAAAGATGAGCGGAGTGGTAATCCTATGCGCTATCATTACCTTGTTGGTGGATTCTTCGCTTAAGAATGTGTATTGCTTATCCGCATCCGACAAAGGGAATGCAGTGATGTCAGGTTTTGGAGTGTCGCGCTCATTGAAAGTCATCAAAAACTTTCCTGCATTTCGGGCGCCTGTGAGCAATCTTTCCCAGTCCTTCTTCATATCCCACTGTTGGTCTGGTGGAATTTGACCATTGAAAAAAGAAATAATAAATGAAGGGAATAAACCATTCATGATATTATTCACGTGGTACATTCCGATTTGTCGCTCTAATTCTATGTAGTTAACCGCACTCCAATAATCAGGGTTCGGGTAGATTTGTCCACTTGTGTAATTGAATTTCCAAAGCACTTGTGATGGCTCGTTCACTGCCATACTTGGATTGAACTTTGGAATGAATGTCGGTCTGTTTTTTTTCTTGCGAGTATTCGCCCAGTCCTCGCTGTGATAGATACCAATTACATCTTCGTCCTCACCTTCAACTGCAATCCGACATTCCTCAAAAGGTAAGTGTCGCAGCTTTGCGATGCTCTTTCTATCATTCGAATAAATCACCTCAACGAAATAACCGCCATACTTTTTGAAGTCATGCGATGCTGCATAGTACTGCCCATAAACGTCAAGTGCTTCAATCCTATCCTGCCCAACATTCGATGTGATTCCTTTCCCGGCAATCATGTCACCGATGGAAATGCACAACGAACCATGCACCGGACTTGACTCACTCAATTCGCGCAAGTATTGTGGGAACAAATTGTTCACCCCGAATGCCACCCAGCCACCACGATCAACTCTCTCAACTGAACTGACTGGTTGATATTCTTGCAGCTTGACGTTTACTATGTTGTTATCCATTGTAGATTATGTCGTCTTGTATAGTTATTGTCGGCACTTCAAAGTAAATGCCTGAATCGTTCAAATATAAGTAACCGCGCTCACATATTCCCACCACAACCGCATCGTTTGGGTCAATATTACTATTTGAATTTTGACCATAAACTTCATATCGATAGCGACCAGGCAAAGTTAGTGTCGCAGTTGTAACAGTTAAGGTTGTCGCACGCTGGTTTTCATTCACAATAGGCGGCACTTGTGCAAGTGTATTTCCGACATTGCTATTCTCCTCATGCGAAATGATTAACAAATAATCAGTGAATGCTGTCGCGTAGTATTGACGAGCTTCATCGAGTGTCAACCTCAATGTTTGATTCGCAGTATTTGTATTTAAGTAAACCATTGCGCAGCAATTTGTATATGAAAAAGGTGGGCAGTGCGCCCACCCTTTTGATGTGTTTTAGTTTTGGTTATTGATTTTCGGTAGTAGCACTAACGTCATAACCAGCCGTATCCATATCTACAGCACTCAATGTGTATGGTTGCGTTGGTTCGTCGCTTGTGAAAGTCAACTGATAACCTTGCAAGTCACCAAATGCAGCACCTGTCTGGAAAGTTCCTGCTGTCATGTGCATTCCGTTAGTTGTGCCGAAAGCAAGTATTTCACCGCTATTCAATTCAACAAATAACCCAACACGTGCTTTTGCAAGTGATTCGATTTCTTCACGCTTATTCGCAGTGATATTCTTCAAACTCAACGAAACGCTGTGTGTGTAGAATATAGTTCCATTCTCTAAAGAAACGGTTGGATTGAAAGTTGCAGAAGCGGAATTTTTCAGTGGCTCATACACGTAAACAGTACCCGTTCCAGCCGTTACTTGTACTGGTGTGCTACCGATAGTGTAGGTTAATTGGTCGAATTTACCTATGTATATTTTCTTGACACCGCCGATGCTATCATTGCATCCGAGCGTGAATCCTGTTGTTAAATTGCAACTCATATTTATTTTATTAAAGGGCGGCTATTACACCGCCCTATTGTTTTTGATTATTAGAAGTTAGTTCCCCAAGTAGCAATTTCATTAGTGAAACCAATCTGCGCACCTGCGAAGAAGTTACACTTGAAACGTACATTGTCGCTACCATCAAGTTCTGACATGTCAAGAACCTTAACCTCATTCCACTGATTCAAAAGATTTGTACCAAAATACAAGTTTGACTTTTGAGTCATCAACATGTGATCAGCATACAATCCGGGGCAAACAAAGATTTGATAACCCAAGTATTGCTTTGGCATTTCAGGACCACCGTAAGTGTACCATCCATTTCCTGCAGCAGCAGAAGCAACCATAAACGCTTCCCAAGCATTCAATGACATGTAAATGATTGGCTTTTCAGTTCCACCTTTTACAGCATCAGGACAAGCGTCAACAAGGTCTTCAACAGCACCTACAATGGTAGATGAATTTAATGCACCTGAACCAGCATTCTGGTCATCACCAGCATCCTGAATCAATTCGCAAAAACCTTTGTAAGTGTTTGCAGTTCCAAGACCTTGCCAAATCATTGTTTCATTTGCAGCAGCAGCACCGCCTAAAATGTTAGCAATCAAAGCATCAGTCAAAGACACCGGAAGAACACCATCTTGTGTTTCTTTTGCATCCCAATCGTAAAGCAAGTTTGAAGTGTTCAAATCACCTTTGCATATTTCGCGGTGAATTTGGAATTTCTTCAACTCAAGAATTTTCTCGTTCAATGTCACTGTGCCAGTTGGAGTGAAATCGCAAGTTGCATCAGCGAAAGAAATTGAATCAGTTAATCTGCGAACTACTGCTTTGTAGTCCACGTTTTCAAGAACGGTTACCCCTTTAAGAGATTCGTTCGAAAGCAGCGCGGCACGAATGTAACCGCCTGCAACTTTACCAGCGTAAGTTGTGGTAAGGTTAGTTGTTGTTGCCATTTTTTGTAATTATTTATTTTTGAATTTTTTGAATTTCAGCAAGTACACGCTCTTGATAAGTCATTTTATCCCATGACTTTGTTGGTTGAGCTGTTGCGCTTAATGTTGTTTTGCGATCCTTTACAGATACAGTAGCTGGAGCTTTCTTCAATGCAGCAAGTTCAGTCGCGCTGACTGTTGCGTCATTCTTCGCCTTTGCAAGTTCTTCGCTCACTGAGTTTAGTTCAGCGTTCTTTGCATCGAGTGAACTTTGAAGCTCGGAAATTTTCTGTGACAATGAATTGATAGTAGCAATGATGTCTTCGCTACTCATTTCACTTTCAACTTCCATCTCTTTCACTTCAGCAATTTTGCCATCCTCACCTACAATGAGAATTTTTCCATCTTCGAGCGGGTATTCACCAGCTCCAACAGGAAACACGTTACCATCCGCATCCTTCATGTAACAGTCTGAACCAACACCGAAAACATCGGCACTTGTGTAAATCATGTTACCATCAGCAAGACGTGCTTCGGCTTCAAGTTTCACCTCTGATTCGAACTTCACACCGTGCGCATTCGGGTCAATTCCAAACTTTTGGAAGATGCCCAGTAATTGATCTTTCAATTTCATTTGTATAAGTTCTTTTGCGTATAACGGAAGAACTCCGATTTTGCCCAGTTCGGTGGAAAAAAAGTTGAAAATGAAAAAACCCCCACCGTTGTGAGGGTTTCCCTGTAACCAATTAACAACAAACAATTTATAACAAAAAGCGTTGCGAATTTATATGTTAGCGAGGACTCGCTCTATCTCTTTTATGAGTAACGATTCAACACTCACATGATTCATTTCCACAACTTGTTCGGTGAACATCCCTTCGATGCTGAATCCACGAATAGCACCGGACTTCACTTCTTCCCATACGTTGTCATCGTCAACCTTTGCCCCAATAAACCATGTGCCATCAGGTAGATCACTCAATCCGAGTGCGATGCTTTTGTCGCTATCACCTTCTTTGAGCCATGATTCCACAATAGTGACTCCGCTAACTGGGTATTGATGCTGAAGGTTTGTGGTATGGTGTAAGTTCTTTTTGTAGAAGTTGTGTGCAAGTGTTTCGATTGTTTCCTTTTCAAACTTCATGTAGTATTCTTCATTGTTTTGGTCAATCCGAAGAATCAACTTTTCGGGTATGAGTGCAGCACCGTATAACATCCTGCGCTCTTTGTCCACGCTTGACAACTTTACTTTCTCGCTTGAGAGTGCAACCCAATTTTCTTCGATGGCAGGAACGTCAACAAGTCCCATTGCCGTGATTCCGAGCTTACCGTTCTCGTCAATCACACATTTTACTATTCTTTTTTTATCCATTTTATTTTAATTTATTCGTGCTAAATCTCTGACTTTGTCGCGTGCTTCAACCGCACTACTAACGTCCTGCGCAAGTACATACGCTTTCGGTGTTTGTTCCGGGCGGTTTTGCAAGAAACCTAAATTGAGAGCGTTGAATGTGGGAACTGTCCCCACATTACCCCCACCGCCTGCGCCAACTGAAGGAACACCGCCCCCACCACCACCACCTGAATCACCCGACTCGTTGAATTTTGTCGATGCGATTTTTGCTATTTGTGCAATACCCGTTGCAGCTGCTATTCCTGCTTCAACAAATTGAATACCGGTTGCAAGTTTAATCGGATTACCTCCTGCGGTCAATGCAGCCGTAACGGCTAACCCAGTTTGAATACCTGCCTGCGCAATACCATACGCTTTATTACGATTGAATGCAGCGCGTGCGCCTTTCTTATTGTTGGCACTAAAGGCAGCATCTAACGCAGACAATGCGCCAATGGCATCACTTGCAAGTTGAACTTTTTTTCTATTTAGTTCTCTTTGCCTTGCTTCCTCTTCCTTTGCGTATTTTTCTTTGATTGTATTTTGCTCTGATTCGTAAAGTTCGGTCAGTGCGGTTGTGTCCTGACCTGCTTGTTCAAGTAGTGTCTTTTGTTCAAAGTATTTGTCACGAGTCCTTTGTAATTCAAGTTCCTGCGCAGATTTTCCTTGTTCGTCAAGACGTTGCTCAATCTCTAATTGTATCGCTTCAATTTCATCGCCTTGCGCTATTTGTGCAGCACGGCTTAAATCATTTGCATTCTTCCATATTGCTGCAAGACGGTCGGCAAGTGCTTTATTATTTGCTTCAATTTCGGCATCTTGTTCAGCATACAAATCAGCAATGAATTGCGCTTCAAACTGCCGTTGTTCTATTTCTTTTTGCCTACGTTCCTCCGCTTTTTTTGCTGCATCTTCAGCTCGCTTTCGGGCTTCATCCGCTGCCTTTTGTTCGCGTGCTTCTTTGTCCTTTACATCCTTTTCATTGATATCCGCTTGACGTTCAATGCGTGTGGTTTCAATGTCAAAGATTGCGTCACTCGCTGCCTGCCTTGCTTTTATCTGGTCTTCAGTTAGCGTGCCATTGAGTGCATTTATTTCGTCAATCGTTTTTTGATACGTTGCTATTTTTTGATTTTCCGAATCTATTACTACCTGATTTGCATCCTGACCATTCTGACGTGCAAGTGCTATCTGACGTTTGGCATTGCGGTCAATATTTTTTATCGTCTCATCTTGTAAGTCAATGCTCTTATTGGCAGCATCCACCGCAGCATTCTCGGTGATTCCTATCCAGTCCGTCAAGTCCTTGAATCCTTGAACAACCGTACCAACGACATCGCCAACAACTTCAAACGCTGAACTTAAAAACGGCACGCGATTGATTAAACTTTCGATGTTAGTAATTACCAAAGCAATGACACCGCCAATCAAAAAGATAGGATTTGTCAATAACGCTTTACCCAGCGCACCGAATCCGCTTGTCAAAGAACCAAGTCCTTTCGATGCTTCACCAAACTTCAGGTTGTTGATGTTCCCGGCAAGTGCTTTTACCGATTGACCAACACCTTCAAAATCCAAAGAGAATAAACGCTGCCTGAGTAATGATGCGTTATTGCCTAACGTCTCAAATGCTGGACCTGCTTGCGCACTAATCGCCTCGCTTGCATCCTTTATTTGGTCTTTGACTTGACCTGCTGCAACTGATAATTTTCTGAACTCCTCGGTGTTCGGGTCAAGTGATGCAAGTTGTGACTGCATCTCACGCAGTTGCGCCTTGAGTGATTTCGTACTTGTGTCCGCATTGTCAAGCGCAGTGGTCATCTGATTCACCGCAGCAACCGCGCCCGAATCGTCAACAGTTAACGAAACAACATAATTCTTATCAGCCATTACCAAATCATTTTATATAGTCCAAACAAAACAAGTAGCCATGATGTGCCATGTACTAAATAGATAACGGAAGTCTTTGCTATTTTCCTTCGTCTGCTGATAGAATAACTTTTAGCGCGAGACTTCATGCCTGCTTTCAGTAATGCTATTGTAAGTCCTATGTCGTTTCTCATCGTAGTTGTGTGTATTTAATTTGTACCGCTGCTCTCACTCCGGGTATTGGTGCGCCCACCCACGCAAACTGCAAACCAAATCGGTGTTGTGCTGGGTTCGTTGCGACATCGCAAGTCACAGTTAACGCACCGCCCACACCCAAATTCCCTGCTTCAAATTGCGTTGCCATACCGCCCACATTCGCGACACCGAGAGCATTCTTCCAAATATTGCAAGTTGCTTTCGCGTAGTGGTTCGCATACGCTGCATTCGTAAGTATCACGCTGATTTCGCAGAACCAAAGTGTGTCGTTCTCAAGTTCAATATACTTCGCTGCAATACCCTCAAGAGTCAACGGAATAGCAGCAGGACTTGCGACCAAATTTGCCTGACCGGATAGGATAGTTAATCCTGCTTGCTGCGCTCCATTCTTGTAGGTTGAATCGTCTAACGGATAACCGCCACCAACCGCAAAACCCGGTACATATTTTTCAACCGATTTCCCAAAGAGTGCTGCACCTCGCTGGTCACCTTTTAGCCTAATCGTGTCACCGACTGCAATTAAATTATCATTAGTTCCTTCAATCCTGATGTCATTTCCTGCAAACATTGAGAATGATGAACTGCCTGCATCGAGATTGCTTGTGGTGTTTATGTTATTGATGCCTGATGAAATAGTATTGATGCCTGCTATTTCACCGCGACCAGTTGTGTCATTGTTTGGTTTCCCTACACTTGGTCGGTCGCTTGGACGTGCAAAGCAAAGATTCGTGTCTTGACTCCATGTGTAGTTGAACGCTCGGCAGCATGTCTCCGAAGCACTCACCGGATTGCCTGACAAATTCAAAAAGTTCACCGAACCATCAGGATTCACGGAATCAGGTTTCAAGTCGCATCGTGGTGGTGCAGCTTGTCCCGGATTCATCTTGAGCAATTTCACTCGCGTGCTTTCAAACTGACCCATCTTGTAATCACTCAACTCAAGCACTCGCCAGTAAGCATCTTTGACAAATACAAAATCTGCAAAGTTCAGAGATAAGATGTCGGTGTTGTCAAGCGCAAAATTCGCTTCAAGTATTCGCGCATCATCCGAGTAAACCGTGTCCAAATAATCGCGCCAATAAAGCGTGAACAAGTTGTCGAATGGATTCGCAGTGTAATCATGCAACGGTGTTTCCGGTGCCCAGTTCAAATCTTCATGGTTGTAGTCAGGATTGAATCCGCTTGTGTTTGAATAGTGCGTGAGCGTTGGCACGGATTGAGTTACACCGAAGCCACTCACCTCATCATAAATGTAGATGTCAGCATTCTCGCTATAATATAAAAAGCGCAGTCCGGGTGCTGCGAACTTTGGTGGTTCGCTACCGCTTTGAGTCCAAAATCTTGGGCATATAATATTTGAGCCATTGACTTGCGTGGCAGGAGTCGATTGAGCAACGAGCTTCACCGATGTTTCGCCAGTCGCAAATGAACTGGGTATTTGAGTGACTGTCGTTGTGTATGGTTCAGGTTTGTAGTCTCCGTATATCCTGCCTTGGTCAACAAACAATTTCGAGTAAGTGTCTTGCCCTGCGGAATAGGTGAACGTCAATTTTGTTTTGCGCAGATCATCAGTCCCTTTGATGACAATATCTTTTGAAACGTCAAGTTTCTTTGTCCAGTCAAGTGTCGCACCGCTACCGATAAAGGTCTGCATCGGTTCTAACTTCAACTTGTTTTCAATATTCAAGTCAGGCACAACTGCGAGATTGTGCATCTTGATGATGTCAGAAACGAAGTCAATTTGCTTAACATCCGGTGCATTGAACTGATAAACAATATCCGCATTTGAAAGTATTTGTAAATCTTCCAATTCAAAAAACGTTCCGTTTGCATCATAGGTTATAGTCGGTGTGCCGGGTGCAGTGGATATAACTATTTGATGCCGATATATTACTTGACATGTATAACCAGTTCCTAAAAAAATAGACGGTGTCACACCAGTATAAACACCATCACTGCCTTGTCCTAAAAGCTGTATATAATAATCAGTTGTGAATGAACTTGGATCCGTTACTCGTAGCTTAAATGCAATCGCTTGCATCTTGTTGACATTGCTCAAAGTAGTAGTTAGTCGGAATTTGTAATATCCAATCGCATTCGGTGTGTATGTGTAGGTTATTGGATCATAAGTCAAACCACTATCAAATACTACAGTATCAAATGGAAATACAGTATTCGCTATTGTTTGCGTGCTGGTTATTGCAGTGCTATTCTTAACTCTGAAATCAAAGTCACTAACCGCTTGCGCATAAATTAGTTTTTCAGTATTGCACCAAGGAACATAGTAATCTTGTATGATGGTCAATAGATTGCTTGCATCAAGTTCATATCCTGCATCCTTGAATATTTCAGTGAGCAAATAATCTGCCCGAACGCATGGAGTCAAATCCCCTGCATATAATGGCGAACCGCCAACATCAAAGACTCTGCGTGTGTTGATTTCACCTTGTTCGCTAAATGCCAAACCACCAGTCGCTCGGTCAATCAATCCCCATATCCTGAAACTATTTTGTACCGTTACATTCGGTAGCACTACGTTCTCATTCTTTGTTGTCAGGTCGGTAATATCCGCGAGCTTCTTTTCACCTATCTCCTTGACGAAGTTCGGTGCTTGCGAATAGAAAGCCACCTGAAAATCACTCAAGTAATCCTGCTGCTTGTATGCCGCCATGATGCGCAAGTAACCGCGACTGATTGGTATTGTGTCAACCCTCAACTCCGCTTCATACTTGCGACTGAACGAAAGCACATCGTCAACAAAGTTGTAATCGTAAAGCGGTCCAAGTGCTTCAACATTTCGCTTCGTTGCAGGAATCCTGAAGTCACGCGAGAATGTGCCTATCTGGGTGAAGTTATTCAAGTCAGTGAACTGATAGGAAAGCGAGATTGATTCGTTCGGGTATAAGTCAAGGAAAGTATTTGTTCCAATGAATGCGTAGACATAGATGTCTATGCCATCATTTTGGTCCGGTGCCAGTACAAATGGTGGATTGATGTACACCCGTCCGTTGGTATCGTCTGTGCCTACTACATACGTGGTAAACTCAACACTTGCATTCTTATTATTATAGAACTCAACCTTGCTTCCATTCGGATAATTTACAGCTAATGGTGGTGTTGCACCTGATTCAAAATAATCCGAAGGACTGCCTGCTTGAGTATATATGTCAGTGAATGTCATTGTAGGCGAAATCACGCCTGACCTAACTATTAGTTGTACTTCGTTCTGCATTATAGTCCCCAATAAGGTTGTGAAAATTTCAAGTTCAATGTAAGATTATGGAGCTTACCCTCGTTGCTTTTCTTCTCAACAAAAGAAGTCTGCTCAATGCTTACCGGAGTCACGCGATAACATCCGGTATTCTCGTAGTCTTGGTTCTCAATTATCTGAACTTGATTCGATGTAAGTAGTGAACGCAGGAAAGTGAACTCACCCTCACTTAACCAGTCGCTGGTCACAAGCAAAGATGTCGTGTTCAGATTTGACCTATCAGTCAACATCCGAGTGCCTGCATAAAAAGGTTGGTCACCGCCTGCAAAACCATAATCGAAATCAGTCTTCAGCACCGAGTTGTATTGCTTGCGCTCAATTTGTGTCGTGCGCTCACTCTTTAATTGAAAGTTCCAATAATCCCACCCACCGCGACTGTTCACCCATGCCAAACGTACCGGAGTGTAATTGCAGTTCTGATTCCAGTTACCCATTGTTTGCTCATTGTAGAAAACGTATACCGCGCCTGCACGGTCATCATTTGAATTTCGTGGCACGACCAAATAATAATTGCAGGTTGAAGGAACTGTGATGCTTCCCGGATACGCTGCCACATGAACAAGCGGTTCGTCTGCATTCAACATAACTTGCGGTGAACTGATTAGCACATTCGCACTTGTATAAAAGTAAAACTCCACACGGTCTAATTCATTCCCGGAGAGCGCAGTTGATGTGCTGAATGTCAAGCATCCGAGATCATCCCACCGACAAGCTATATAAATCAAAAACGGAAGCGGATTTGTGAATGGAATATTCGCACTATTGTTCCATCTGCTCGTAGTTGTCAAGCGGTCTGAATAAGCATACCATCCAGTTGTATTAAGGTTAGTTGTCCAAATGAAATTCATCGGCACTTCCCAAGAATAATTGCATGAGTTTGGCAAGCTAATAGTATCAGGTTTGTATCCTTGGTATGGCTGAAAGTATGAGTTCGTTACAACCATATTTGTGATTGTGTCCGTTGCGCTACCCTCTGAAGTGTTTTGCGTGAATACATCATTGACAATCCACCACTCGGTGATCTCAATGTCGTATGTCTTGAATCCGTTGCCGTCAACTTCATAGCATGTGTCGGCATGAATCTCAAACCCTGCAATCGGTTCTTCTTGATGGCGCAAGTTTACAAGCGGTGACATGTCGAAAACACCACGACCCTGAAGGTCAGGTGAAATGAATACCTGATATGTTTTCCCAGTTGCAAGCTCCGTTAATTCAAAGCCGAATTTGAATCCGGTGTTTGCGCTATTGTTGGAAGTGTAAACGATGTATAAGCGTTGCCCCTTTCGTGTATAGCTATATGGTTTGTCTACTTGTGTGAGTGCCATTATTGATTGTTTTTATTACGTCCGTCTAAATCTAATTCAAATGAAATCGCTTCATTCAAGTATTGAAAAAATGCAGGTGAGCGTTCATCTAATATTTCTTGTATTGCAGTTGTGTAGTAAAGTATTCCCGGTGTGCCGTTGCGACCTATAGCCCATGCGATTCGTTTCGCTGCATTGCGCTGCGCTTCATCACTGTATTTGATGAACTCATTCTTTGAGTTGCGCAAACGTATCTTGCGAACTTTCATCCACTCAATAATCGGATCAATCGGTGGCGGTTTCGCGCCTGCCCTACGTCCGTATTCAACGATGTCAGCATATTGCTGGGTCTCTGCGCTTTTGGTGGTGAACTTTATGAACGGCTTGCCCCCTGCAACACTTGATTTGAAAGTTAACGAGTTGTATAACTTACCGCTTGCATACCGATTCCGATTGTAGCTTTTACCATTCGGGTATTTAATCCGCT